GCACCATTACCTTCTACTTTATTTGTAACAATATATTCTAGTAAAACAATATTACCATCTGTTAAACTTTTACCTAATACACCATCACCAAAATAAACTTCATATTGTCCATTATCAACTTCTTGTAAAAAATAAACATTACTTGAACCTGTGATTTGTGTTATATCTTCATTTAAATTGTAAACAGTTTGTGTTGAGTCTGTGGTTGAATTTTGAACTGTAACTTTTAGTGTAGTTGTGTCTACATCTGCAGATGGTATAATATACTTATTATCAATGTTAGAATTATCTACTGTGTATCGTGTGGTAATTAAATCACCTTCATATAAATCAACACCAGCAAAAGTTAAAACATTACTTGCTCTTGATTGTGTTAAATCTGAAATGGTGAAAAAATTATAATTTTGATTATCTATGGTTGTGGTAAATTTAGTTCCTCTAGGAATAGATGCAGTTGTTACACTTGTATCATTAATTGTAATGTCAACTGTTGCAATAGATGCACGAGCACTTCTTGGTAAGTAACCTAAACTTTTTGCGTGAGAAACAACTGAAGACCTTAAACTTGCACTATCAATAAACATTTCATTTGCAGCAAGATTGACATTCATTGCACTATAATGTGTATTGTATGCTAAGACATCTAGAAGAATGTTCATACCTGAACCCTCAAAGTCATAGTCTGTAAATTCGTTTTGATTTTTTAAAAATGTTTTTAGATTTTCTTTGATGTTATCAAAGTCTAATTCTGAAACAGATATTCTTTTGTCGTTTGTTGCCATTACCTTACTCTTTCTAATAATACATCTAGTGTTACTAGCTCTCCTGGACTATTGACAACAAAAAATTCAATACGAACATCATAAGCATTTCTGTCTATATTAGGGATTGCTTTTATATTACTCAACTCTACCCTTGACTCATAAGTTTTAATTACAGTTTCAATATTTCTAGATAATAGTGCTGCTGTAATTGGTGATAAGTTTTCAAACAATGTAGCTCTTATGTTTGACCCTATCTCAGGATGAAAAGGTTTTTCATAATGATTTAATTGTACAAGGTTTCTTACACTTCTTTTTATAGCCTCTATGTCTGTAAGTTTGCTAACATCATTCGTTACAAGATTAGGTGCAAAGTTTAAATTTAAATCTTTGAATATACGAACACTTCGTTTCTCATTCGTAATACTGGCATCGTAGTTAGCACTTCCTTTAGTAGGCATAAAAATCTCCTATACTTATTTATAGTGTTATGCTAACCGCCTGCAAAAACATTATCACTTCCTTGTGCAACAGAAGTACAAGCTGAAATTGCGTCACCTATTCTTCCACATCCTTTATTGTTTACAAAAACTGTAGTTGAACCCACGGCAATAGGTCGTGAATGTGAAGGACAAGGTAATCCTGGTAATACATGCACTGTATTATTATCACCTTGTCTTGATACACCTATACCATTTACAAAAACATTATCTGAACCTTGTAGTCTATTTGGTCGTGAACAATGTACAACATCTGCATCACCTATTCGTGTTACTGCTGGCATTACTCTTCCTCCCTCATCATTAACTCTTGAAGTTTATCATTAAATGTTTCTATGTATTTATGGTCTTCTTCACTATGTGGTGAAGGTGGTGCATCAGGTTCAAATGATATCATATTTTCAAACGACTCTGGTATATCATCCCAGTTGGTAAAAGTAACGACTTTACCACCAACTAAAACTTTATATGTTCCATCACCCTTGGCCACGATATTTTTTCCAACTTCTTCTTTTACTTTTATTCATTGTAGAAGTTTTAACTTTACCTCTACCTATTGATGTTCTTTTAACTGTCGGTTCGTAAACAGACATTGTATGCATTTTTTTAGCCATTGTTTAATCCTTACTTATTTAAATCAATTCTTGTACCTTTAATACTTATATCACCACCTGCTTCTGTGGTTTGATCACCACCATAAGATTCAGACACATCACCACTAACAGAAGATGATTGAGATTTCTTAATTGTTTCTGAGTGGCTACCGTCAATCGTTTCTGTATGATTACCTTTAATCACTTCTGTAAGATTGCCATCTACTTGTATATCCCAATTACCTTTTACATAAGTTCTACAATTAGAGTCAATCGTTAAATTACAATCACCTTTTACATTTACAAATTCTGAACCAGCAACTACTTCGTAGTTACTTCCTACAATTCTTGTTGTTTTATTTCCGTCTGCATCTATTTCGTAGAATGTACCTGTTCTATGATATTCCATAACTCGTTCTGCAAACGGTGTATCATCATATTCTTTTATGTGACCTGACTCTGTTTCTTTTGTATGATTATAAGGATACTCTGAACCTACTCTTTTCTTTTCTTCTCGTTCTTCATTTGTTTCTGTTGAGATACCTCGTTCTTCTGTTTTACCTCTACCAGTTTCATCAGTTGTTTTTTGTTCATCCCAAGTTGTCGTTGTATTGGCCAATGGAACTTTAAGAGTTGCAGCTTCATCTCGTGCTTCTCTATTGCCGTGTGTTGTACTTGGTACACCTAATCTATTTACATCAGATTCACTTGTACGAACAGGATAAGGACCAAAGTCTTCTCTTAACTGTGGGTCATTAAAACCTTTTTCTTTATTACTACTTTGTGATGGTTTACCAGGAAGAGTTCCTAGTATGATTGGTTCTTGTAGATGTTGTGCATCACGAAAGAACCCTACAACCCAACATCCTGGTACTAACCAAGATGGTGTATCACCAAGTCCATTCATACCTGGTGTTGTCGTTGGTGACATTACCATTGCCCACGGCAAACTTTCTGTAGGGATTTTAGTTTTATCTTCGGTGTGATAGCCAAGTGCACGAACTCGTACACGGCCTAATCGGTGTGGGTCATCTCTATCTTCAACAACACCAACGAACCAAGAGAAACCATCTTGCCCCATAAAATAAGAATAATTTTTCATACTCTTATTTATTCACACATCAATCGTATCTCTTCGCGTTCTCTAAATTCTTGTTTGAGAACTTTCTTTCTTTTTTTTGTAAGTTTGATAACTTGTTCCCACCAGTAAGCACGAATGTCTTTTTTGGTATCGTCATCTTGATACTTACGAATCATAGAGCCACAATCATTGATTGCTTCTCTTAACATATCACTTTCTAATCTCATTTCTCTACTATATCATCAAAGTTTGTTTTTGTCAAGTATTTCCAAGAAATAGGAAATGCATCTTGACAATGAATATCTATTTGTTTAGCTATCTCTTGTGTTTCTTTTTGTGCGTGATCATCTAATCGTAAACCACATACTCTTGCAAATGCATAAAGTGTACCTGACCATATCCAATTAGTATACATTGTTTGTGGTAACACAGCACGAGCTTGTTCAGGTGCAACATTTTCTGATAACAATGTATTGTAAAGATTTACACTTTTCTTTAAATGTTCTGATACTTCTAACTGTAACTCAGATGGTATAATAATTTGTTCACCACTACCTTGTTTACTGTTTTGAGGTTTCTCTCGCCACTTACGAATGAAATAAAGTTCTGGGTCATCAGAAATGTATCTACGACTTTCTTCATTCCATACTAATCCTATTTGATGTTTGACTAATTGTCGTGCAACAAACACTGGTGCCTTTATGCGAAAAGAAAGGAAAGTGTGAGCGAAAGGCGACCAGTGATTGTGTTCTGCTAGATAACGAATGAGTCGTTTATCTGATTCTTCAAATTCTGTTTTTTCTTTTGCATAGGAAACTCTAGCTGCATTGACAACAGATAGGTCGTCTCCCATTTTATCTATTAATTCTACCTTCATTTCTATCTAACTTATAAACCTGTAAGTAATACCAAAAACATCTTGGATACAAATAAGGACTAGGAACAGGACTTGAGAAATGCTGTTTCATTGTATTCCATATTTTATCTATGTCGTAATCCATTCTTGTACCTCTATACAATTACATATTTTACTTTTAGCTCTTTCTAATGATCTTTCCATTACAATAGCTGTACCTATGTTTCCTTCTATGAAAAAACGAATACCATCTTCGTTACCTCTCATATCACAAACTTCAGGAACTATAAACTCAACTTTATATTCCTTTAGTTTAGGAAACTTAATTATCTTGTTTGTTTTCTTGGACATCTTTGTATGCATCCATTACATCCGTTGCAAATGTTTCTGCACTATTAAAGTATTGACCTACTTCATTTTCAATCGGATACTTCCAACACAGATACAAAGCAAATATCACACCTATGATGAATTTCATCATATCACTCACCTCCTTTTTTCACATAACGATTATATAATTCTTTCTCTTCTCTTGCCATACCTTTACGGTACTCTTTCATT